GCCGGTAGACACGGCGCAGCTCCAAGTCATTGTCTAGACTAACTGCGCTGTGAATAGTACGTAAAATTTCCCGGCACACCTTCATTAAGTAAGAGCACTACAAATCCTCCCCAGTAAATACTGAAGATTGAAACTCGCACTCTTTTAAATAAATCAGTATGTACTGGACGACCACAATGGCCGTGGTATAGGGCTCCCTCTATACCGTCCCTGGTTAAGTTTTCAAATGGGATAACTTCCAAACCAATGGAGCAATTCAATAGGCTCGCTCCTAGCCCCGCTTTGATTCCCGCTGAGACGTCTTAACTCAGCTCGCTCAATGGTCGTACACGACTCACACAATGTGCTGCCAATATGTGTATCCCAAAGAGAGTCTACATCGAAGAATGATTATGGTCCATATCTGTGCGTGTCTCCAACAGTGTCTCCACAGGATGTCCACAGAGCATCTCCGACTAGACAGAGGATTAAACCCTACTCCGTCATAACAGAAAATCGGGATTGGGTTCGCCAGGTCTTGTAGGAATCTGGTTCGCACCACTCGTGTCCACACCAGAAACCATCCCAAACGGACCCAACCGCGAAATGGTTTTCACCTCCCCAGCTTTATCAAGGCTGGGAGTGTCGTCTTTTCTTGACTTCCGACACAGGTCAAAGACCTCCCTAAGGAGGAGCAGTAGCAATGGGAAAGGAAACAACCTTGTATAAGGCAGGCATTCCGCTAAAATAAAACAAATTGAAATCCTCACCGGCACTGCAATACAGATAAAAGAACTGAGCGCTGTAGTCTGCTGCGCTAAAATCTGTTTGCGTAAATATGCCGTTCCAGGAAGGTTCCTCCACAACGTCGAAAAATGGTTTCGAGTTGTTAACCAAAAAGAACCTTTCATTTGAATAAAACGGAACCTCTATAGGTACAATTGGATTGACACCATTGTTCCCCAAGTAGCTACCAATGTTAGTTGTTGCTTTATAATTATTTAATATCCTGGACTTCACCCCTGGATCAAGCGTTGAAGTTCCCAAATTGCTTGACAAATTCACACGGGGTGTTGATTCCTGTCGATGGAATAGCACTGATTTCGAACCAAATGCTTCATTCTGAGTTCCAATAATTATTGCAGAGGTATCGATAGTCCACCGAATAGACCCTCTCCACCCAAGGAACATCTTGGATATATAATTTATATACGTCGTAGCAACAGGCACCCAATTATCTGTACCCACTGGATAACACATCGAATTCGAGAAAATAGCCGAAGCTGTTCTTCCCCCATATTCCGGGAAAGCTCTCCGGCTAAATGTGAATGTCGAAGGTTGTTCTGGGCGATCGACTTGGATGATTTCAGCAAGACAATCTCGTTTGAGAAGTTGACGAAAAGAGGCTACAACTTCTCCAAAGAAAAGCTTATTCACATCAGGGTCAGCAACAAGAGCGTCTGCCATTGTGTCGATCTTTGGTGGGTCCGTAACAGGACTCTCACAACAATCCATATCTTTCTCCATTTCCGCCGTTTCTGGTACTGGGTCTACGTTGTCTCTGAACATCCATGTTGATAAATCAACAGGTTGAGCTACTTCAAAATCATCAAGCATTGAAACGTATACGTTGACCTGCACATCCGCTGCTGTAGCACTGGGAACAGTGAGGGTGTTCAAAACCCACACTCCCAGGACTCCATTTCCACGCGGAATGTCTGGTAACTCTCCGGGAGCGACAAATGACACATCTGCTTCTGTGATTCGATGCGCAAAAGAAACATCTTGTGCCCATCCAATATCAACAGTAAAGTCCTTTTCAGTAGATATGTCATGAATTGTTGTGTAATGTGTGTTGAATTCTGGCGTGCCCATGTTTCCCGAAGGATCATAGGCCAAACGCAGTCGCCCACGATGGTAATTAGAGCTGACGATTTGAAATCGAAATCTCATAGTACCTCTCCAATACTTGAAGGGCAAAGCTGCAGCTGCACAAGCCGGCAAATGATATTCCCTACCACTAACCAAATAGCGGTTCACAAAGGGATCAACCCTGATTTGAAATAAATTCTCATCAGTCAGGGCTGTAACATCCCAATCAAAGGTAGTCAGATAAGATTCCCGTCCAGCAATTGATGCTATGGGTAACTCATCATCTGGCCTGATACCAGTTGTGGTGGGGTCAATAGTCAGCTCCTGCTTGCTGTCAAAAGTCAACTTATTTGCTGGAACTTTATTGTCAACGACCGCGAAAGAAGGACGTGGATTAGGAACCATAGTGGAAAAGCTCAGTTCGTTTGGACTGGAATATCCAAATATCTTAGCTATTGCCGCCACCGTGGAAGCTCCCATCTCCGTAGCTCTCGCGAATGGCGAGATGATAGGTACATTTGTTAACGCCCTCGCATATCTCGCCACAGTGCTAGCTGGTCTCGAAATGACATCCTTGTTGTGTTCATCCATTTCAGGAACACATTCCAGCATTTCAGGCACGGCTTGAGTAGGGATAGAAAATGACACATTCTCTGCCCAAGCCATAACTGAAATGGTTATTGGATCTACTCCCCCATTCGCATGAAGCAACGGGTTAATAGACATCAACACGCAATCTCCCATATCTCTCCAGGCATTGTCAGGAATAACCAATGCATTTCTTGGATAAAAGAATGGAAGTTCGAGGGAACCACCCTCGCTCGTGGTCGGATTAATATACACATGTTGCCTTTGGGATAATCTCACTATGTCGACATTAAAGTAGTTATTTGGCCTCTTTTGCAAGGCGGGGGACATCTTGTCGAATACATTGAGAGGTTCGTAACCCAATATGGCGCGCCCATAATAAAAAGCATTTCCGTTTATGATCAACTTAAGATGCAATGTACATTTGAGCAAATGGTAATTCTTAATCTTCTCCTTGTTTCTAGGATTCTCCCAAAACAAAGTCCATGGGTTGAATCTTTCGAATAGAGAGCCTGAAACGTTCCAAGGCACCTCCAAAATTCGCACCGGACGCGAGAAAAACTCATCCAACGTAGTATCCTGCATGAATGCGACATTTCTCGTCTCGTCCATATAACTCCCTCGAGAGTCAAGTTGACCTGGTGCATTGTCAACAAAAGATATGTTCTGCGTTCCCAATCGGGCATCTCCAGCCATACCAGAACTGAAGATCTTGTTATTTACAATATTAGTACTTTCAGGCGTTTATTTACAAAAGTTGGGCCCTGCCTAAAGCCCTCCTCGGATGCATAAATACAAAATATGAAGCCTAATGAAAACATTGCCATGTATCACTGGTAATCAAACATATAAAGTGGATATTGCTTCTCCGTAGAAACCAGATCCCTCTGGTCCGACCTTTTAACGCCATGTCGCAGGGCGGAGAACTCTAAATAGAGTATTTTGAATGCCAATGGGCAACTCTGTCAGCGTACGTCTTTTCCAACTCATCCGTCCAAATGCCAAGGTCCATGGCACAGTATTGCAAACCTTCTCTCATCTTCATGTAAAATTCTTCTCCATGGAGAAAGCTCTCAGTGAGCATAGACATAATAGCCGCTATCGCGAGTTCATTCTCGTCTCCTTTTCCTGAAGACATGTGACCCATCTTCCAGATAGATTTTTCCGCCAAAGCACCAACCCTCACGCCAAGCGCTGGGTGGTAGACGCTCTTCCTCTTGAGAAAATCAATACTATCTGCTGGCACAACTGATTGCGGGTTGTCGTCTTTGGCTGCATTGGTGAATCCCATACCGACCATATCAAAGAAGGCCTTCTTGGCGAAGAAATCGCAATATTTCCTCATTTCTTCTCGGGATCCACTCTCTCCGTCGTCTCCATATGTCCCCAATCTTTCATTCTCATTGAAAAGCCCCTTTTCATCCAATTCCTCCTCTGTCAATTCCTTCGTGGCATTCCAATGATACGACACCCTATTGAGATGAGAATTGTCACCACCGTTGGTATAGACTGTCATTGAATTGCCCGAGGAGAAAAAATACAGGGATATGATGGTCCCATTCCAATTCACTGTGGGGTTGCGGATGCTGTGTCCAATCCCTTGCATCCTGATGATATCTGTCAATTGGTACCCAAACGCCTCACCTATTCTAATTTGGGTTTTGATCGTAGCCATGGTCACATCCGCTGGCCTACCCAAATCATAATTGGCAAAATCATAATCAGTCATCATCTTATCTAGAGTGAGCTCCTGGATGTGTTGTTGCATCGCCTCCCATTCTGGACCAGCACAGTTGATTCCTACCATACACTCGGTTTCCAGAGGATGGCGCGAAATAAATTCGGCGACCGGCAAGTAATACATACGACAAGCCAAAGACAAGACACACTCCATAATATAGAATATTCGGACCTTTTCCTTGGTCTCATGGACGACCTCATCTTTCAAACAACTCTTGACCCAGTTAGCATAATAAATGCATTGATCAAAATGGGAAAGCATCCAATTGAAATATGCCAAACCCTCAGGAGTTAATCTCCATCGGTGCCTACCATCAGGATAATCTTCTATTCTTTCGAAAATGCCACTCATCTCTTTGCTACCTGCAGGAATGCAAGCTGAAGTGTTCATTTTCAAAGGTGGCATGTACAAGGCATCAGGACGCCCATTAATGGCTTCATCGAGTGTCAGGGGTCGGCACAGATCCGGGTGCTCTTTCAAATAAACCTTTAGCAACGGCTCGAGGGTTTTCCAATAATCATTGACAGCCCACTTCAAGCTAGCGACTGGTACCTCCCAAGCCCCATTGGCAATTGCCTTGAGGGCTCGATTATGGTGTACCCACGGCTGCGAAAGATCTGGTGCCTTCCATTCACATGATTTACCAAAATGCTTCTCAATACAATCTCCCAACTTACTCTTTCGAACATGAGTTTTGTACCTTGGCAAATTCAGATTGTGTCCATAGATTTCAAAGGAGTTGTAGGGATTCAATTCCGGGTCATCAAAAATCTGAGTTTTAGGGTGGGGTCCTCCTGGTGTGTATAACTCAACACCAAATTTGTGAGTTGGCACCTCTCTAAACTCAGGAATGGGCAAATAGTGGGGCAACTTCATCAATTTTTCCTTGGCCTCCATATACTCTTGGTGTGTAATTTCTTGGGCAAATCCAATCCTTGACGTCAGTGTCGCAGGTTTCCCTGAAATATGAAAACCAAGAATGACCCCATCCCTCCTGTCAGAGATGATGGGTGCACCACAAAATCCTTCTTTGGTAACCTTTGATTCATAAGTTATACCTCTACCACAGGAAAACCCAGCGCAATTGACATCCGGCAAATATTTTGCCAAAAAGTTTTCAACGCCAGTTTTCCCATCCTTGCGGTAGATGAGCTTACTTTTAACATGGTCAGATCCACTCGTCTTTGGCAGTAAATATGCTATTGACTTTTTCAACTTGGGTGCCTTCGGGACAAAGATCATAACGGCATCCTTCTTTCCAATTTGTACTAATCCTTCCTTGAACGTTCTCACACGATGCTTGACTCCATTGGTTTCTAAGTAGAGATCCAAACTATCCAACATTTCATCTTTATACGGATCAACTTTAAACAGATGTCGTGGTACCACTAGTATACCGGGTTCTGTATACAGTCCTTGTACCACTCTGTCCTTATCAGGCATATCTCCCTTTACATCCGTTAAGTTCTTTGAAATGATATTGGTTATCTCTGAAGCTGATGAATTCCGGGACTCTGCTGGTTCTGCCACTTTCCGGTTGAATGAGAACCAGTCACTCCAACTACGCGTGTTGGCGTCTCGTTGGATACCAGCCTCAGGTATAGCCCTCATAGAGTTCCATATGAACAAGCCTGACGCAATCGCCCCGAGCACTCCCACAGCTGTGGGAACCAATGAATTGTACTCGCTTGTGTGCCGTCTAGCCTTGTCATAGAGGGTTCTCTGGAAGGCCGGATCAGAAGCAGTCCGTCTCTGGAGCTGTTCATATCTCCGCTGGAAGCCTAGCACTCTTCGCAGCCACATCCACAAAAACAAACTCACAGATGAAATGGCAGCAGAAATGCATGGCATTAACCACCAGACGTATTGCTTGACAACGATCACTGGTACCTTTTTGACAATTAGGAAACACCATGGAATGCACAGCTTGCCAAGAATTTTCTGAAACCAATACAAATCGATGTAATACTTCTTCCAATCCAGATAATTCTCGGTCCATACCCCAAGTGAGGCATAGAATTCTCTGCGCTCCATAACCTCCGTCGACCACTGAGGAAAGAAATAATGATAATTCCACTGGTAATACTCCTTGGATACAAATTCGACCGTTTCATAGGCCCTAGGGTTGAAACCATTGACCTCCATCACATAGCCAAACAGCAAAACAATCATGAAGTAAATAATGCCCCAGAAAAGGGCTCTCCTCAACATGAATGTGAATGGGATAAAAATTTGCTTTTCTGCGGCGATCATACGAATCAATGTATCCTTTTTCTGCCCCAGCCAAGTGAAACTGCCATCCTCCCTGTGCAACCATGAGTTCGGAATCAAGCTTAATGCTGAACACCCTATGGTATCAGGAATGAAGGATAACTCCTCCACTAGCTCCTCGTGGAAAACTTTCATGACGTTATTGTCAATGGACCACAACCACCGTGCCTTAATGAATGGATTAACCCAATGAGACAAGGTACTCCACACAACATTTGAAGCTGCCGTCATGGCAATCGAGGAAAGACCCATCTCAGGAGCAGGATCCGCCTCTTCACTAGGCTCCAATTGCCCACAGTACAAACATCTACCACTGGAGTAATGGTGGGGTTGCTCGTGCGGCCCTACCACTTCTCGGGCTGGGCAAACCAAATGTGGCACCTTGTCCATAGTACAAGCCGAAGTCTGTTCCATAAATAGGGATGCATCTGCAATCGTCTCGTGGTCTTTCTTTCCACAAACACACCACTCAGCCAATCGTGCACATTTAGTGCACCCTGGTTCTCTCCCTTTCATACGCTTTTGCTCCAAATCATCTTGTTCTTTAAAATGATCGATGCTCAATTTGCGAACTAGATCGAAAAATTCGGGTGTGCTGAGATTCAGAGAGTCTCTCCCGTTGTAGGAGTAATAAACAATCCGTCGCTCTCCTTTCTCAGTGTAAACAATCTCATACACATCGAAAGTATGGTAATCATTCGATCCATCACACTTCGATGACACAATTCTCCCAAACTCATCTGCGAATTCCGACCTGACTCTCGGATAAACAATTCGGTAACGCCTTGTCCATGCACCTTTGACCTTCAATATGTGAATGAACGGTTCGACCGTGTTTCCAGATGAAAGAACACCTATATGCTGCATAGTTATGCGCGCCTTATCCTCCAAGTTAGAGCGGTTAGGATGAAAGGGTGCTCCGTCAACAAGTGCCAATCCAGTAATAGCGGCCTTCTCCGCAGTCTTGGAAAGAGTTTCCTTCACTGGGACCGATTCGTTTATTGTCACAATCTGTGTGGCATTGTTCAACTCATCCTGAAATTCAGACATCAAATTGATCTGTGCATTGTCATCTGGCCTATAAGGCACTCCTCTGGCTAAGCATATCTGTTCAGCAATTTTCGGCATCAAGGTTGATTTTCCACACTTTGGTGGTCCTGCTAAATGAAATGCTATTGCGACTTTGACTTGGTCAATCCTATGCACGAAATCTCGAACTTCATTGTACAGAGCAATAACTTCCTTGTGAAGACTAGAGGCCTGTAATGTCATGTACTTTTCCCTCTGAACTTTCACAAAACTCTCCATCTGCTTGAGAATGGTCTCAACTTCTACGAACATCACTTGGCGTTCCTCTGAGGTCGACTGTCCACTTCTTTTGAAATCCAAAAATTTCTTGTGCCAATAATAATATTTCTCATGGCACTTCGCTAAAGTGGAAGTGTTAACCATCATGGGTTCTAAGCTTCGCTGTTCCAAGCAAGCTAGTCCGACTGTTGAGGTCCAATTGTATAGCTTCACGACATGGTCAATCAAGTCCATACCATCTATCTCGTCAGTATCCGCATGTTCCATCACTTTCTCGAACATGGGATGACTGAACTTGATGTTCTTGATTTTACACGCAGAAAATGCGAACACAGTCCCAAGAATGAAAGACAAATGCTTGGTGAAAATTCCTTGCTTCATTGTCTCCCAAAACTTTAGACTCTCTGCAGAGAGCATTTCAGGTTGATTGATACAATTTTCGGCTTCATAATTCTCCTTCACGCTTTTCCCTTTGAACATATCCGGGATTGAAATTCCTGCGACATACTTCATGAGAATGTCGTGGAGAGTAATCACTATCCCGTCATCTGTTATTCCAGACAAAAATTGGATGCTTCTGGTAACAATTGCCTCGAGTGAGGTATCGTATTGCAATCCTATGAGCAGGAGTACCAATTGTTCAAGGCACTTGGATGCTTTACGCACAATAGGAGCAGCAAAGTTCGCCTTCATGGCCTCTTTAACTTGCTCTAGCTGGGCTCCTGTTGTAGCTTTCAAATGCTCTGCATCGTGATCTTTCTCTGGTTCCTGGGATCTTCTATGGATCTCAATGAGCGCGGGATCAATTTCCAACACCACCTTCTTCTCAGTGGCATATGATGCTAGATCCAAGTCCAAATCCTCCTGCATTGATCCTTCTTCCGTCGTGTCGGGTCTGGGAGCCATTTCTGGCACTGCGTGCGCAGATTTCAAATTCAACAACAAAGTTGCTGCTTGATTAATTGACTCCTGTTCTCTCAGATATCGTTCATGTTTCTGTATGAGAACATTAACATCCCTAATATTTATTCCTCCGAGTCCAACTGATGTACTCAATAGTTTACCCTTTCTGTTGAAATGCTCTACAAAGAAACTAACAATTTTGTCGTTCTTACTCACCAAAGGTGTGACATGACATTTTCGGCAGCTCTTAACACTATGGCAGCATTTCTGATTCACGGTGAACTTCCAATTAAGCTTAAGTTTGCTCTCAGCATACTGATGTGGGTTATAATCGTCCTTTGACGCTTTCTGTGATCCTTCGTTGGTAGGCTTTGGCAATAGCAACTGACCTGTGGCTCTATGACCACAGGTCGATTGCGGGGGATTTTTAGGAGAACTCATGATGGCGATTGAAATACTGATATTATTACTGAACTGAATTGTAATAATTTTGAGTAATCAATTTACAAAATAGATGAAAGCTTCCTAATGCAACGTAACCTGTTGCTGGGGGATTGATTTAAGGTTCGCAATTCTACAACTACGCGGCTTACGATGTATCCACTCCATCTGCTACCCATTCTCATGGGCTCTGCACCTCTTTCCTCCGAGGCTAACTCTTAGCTTCGCCAGTTCCAGCTGGCTAGGCCCTCATCTGGGTCTGTCAGAGTTATTATGCTATCTCAATACTAGCTGTCCTGCTGCTTTTAAAGCATTCGGCGTTGTCAAGATCTATTACAAATATCCTATCAACCATTCAGTACAGGTTGACGCGGTCACTCAGGCACCGCAATTTTGCCTCTCAAATTACAAAATCTAGGGGCTACCTAGTTTGAGAACTACTCGAGATATTTGTCGTCCAAGATTAGAAGGTTTTAAGTTTTATAAATATGAATATTTTTATCTCCTAATCATTTCCTCCCAAAATTTAGATTTTTATTTGTTTTAAAATGATATGTAAATTACTATTATACAAACTACACTATGACTACACAAAACACACTTTTGTTGTCTAACACAAATTAATATACAAGTGGGGGGGGCCTCTATCCAATTCGTTAAGGTAGAGGCAAAAGATCGTGCTGATTATCTTCACTTACGATCGTGGGTGAAGAGTACCTACTGAGACAAGACGCAGTATCGTCAAGCCTCAAAAGAGGGTATTCGTTCAGAAAATCGAGCTAGAATACTAGAAGCTCGGTCAATCAGACATGATTCAAAAATTACGAAGAAGAATGTTATACAAAACATCTTCGCTTAAAGAACCAAATCGTCTTAACGCGGAACCAGGGGTTATGAAACCCCTG